ATTAGATAATACTGATCCCCTAAACGGTATTGTCTATAACAAATCGATTTTTATAGACGGGAGAAAAAATATGGCAGCATATGCAATCCAGTTCCGTCGTGGTACAACGACACAACATAACTCATTCACAGGTCTATTGGGTGAGGTTACAGTTGATACAGACAAGAAAACGCTTGTCGTACACGATGGTTCAACAACAGGTGGTTTCCCACTAGCACGTGAAGGCGCAAACCTATCATCAGCAGAAGGTTCATTTACGTCAAACGTGTCAGTAGGAGGCACTTTCTCAGTAACATCAACGGCATCGTTCTCAGATGACGTTACAATTACTGGTGACCTAGGAATGACAGGTCACATTATTCCATCAGCGAATATTACATATGACCTAGGTTCATCGACAATGATGTGGCGAGACATTTACGTTGGTCCTGGTTCACTTTATGTTAACGGCAAAAAAGTTATCGAAGATAACGCTGGTACAATTAACATTACAACAGATGTAAACCAAAACCTAAAAGTAGAAACAACAGGTACGGGTTCTCTACAACTTTCATCCGGTGCTGGTATTTCAGTAAACGGTGAACTTAATGCACTAACAGGTGACATTCAAGTTGGTGATCACATCGACATGAATTCAAACCTACTAAAAGAAGTTGCAACACCGGTATCAGGTACAGATGCAGCAAACAAAAACTATGTGGATTCAACAATCTCATCAGTTGTTTCGGGCGGTACTCTATCATTTGATGGTGTTGACGGCGACTTCTCAGGTAACGTTGCAATTGCAGGTAACCTAACAATCACAGGTACAACTACAACAGTTAACGCTGAAACAATCAATCTGGCAGATAACATTCTACTACTGAATTCAAATGCTACAGGTACAGCTTCACAAAACGGCGGTATTGAGATTGAACGTGGCGATGACCTAAACGTACAGTTCCTATGGGATGAAACAAATGACCGCTGGTCAATTGCATCAGAAGACCTATATACAGGCGGTGCCTTCATCGGTGATCTTACAGGTGACGTGACTGGTCAAGTTTCTACACTATCAAACCACGACACAGATAGTCTATTAGAAGGTTCAAGCAATCTTTACTGGACAACTGCACGTGGTAACGCAAACTTTGCAACAAATCTAGCGTCAGTAGACACAGATGATCTATCAGAAGGTGTAGCAAATCTTTACTACACAACTGCACGTGTAAATTCAGCATTCGATACACGTCTTGCAACAAAAGATACGGACAACCTATCAGAAGGTTCAAGCAATCTTTACTGGACAACTGCACGTGGTAATGCAAACTTTGCAACAAACCTAGCAGCAGCAGATACGGACAACCTATCAGAAGGTTCAACAAATCTTTATTACACAGATACACGTGTTCGTGCAGCTATCTCAGCATCGGGTGATCTAGCATACAACTCAGCAACAGGTGCGTTCTCATTCACAGAACGTACAGATGCAGAAGTACGTGGTCTAGTATCAGCATCGGGTGATCTAGCATACAATAACTCAACTGGTGCGTTCTCATTCACGGAACGTACAGATGCAGAAGTACGTGGTCTGATTTCAGTAACAGATGCAGGCGGTGATGGTTCACTATCATATAATGCATCAACAGGTGTTATCACATACACAGGTCCATCGGCATCAGAAGTTAGAGCGCATTTCTCAGCAGGTACAGGTATTTCAATTACTAACGGTGTAATTGCAAATACTCAAACTGAGGATTACGTTTCATCGGCATCATTCGCAACAGGCACAGGTGTTCTAACACTTAACCGTCTGGGCGGTGGTACTGTAACTGTTGATCTAGATGGTCGCTATATGCAAGCATCAGAATTCTCAATGACACACTCAGGTGTATATGTTGTAACAACGACAGATAACACAGGTAACACTGGTTCATCACACGCAATTACAGCGGCGGATCTGGGCTTTGATGTAAGCGGTAAAGAATTCTATCAAGTATATCTAAACCGTCAGCTACTAAGACCAACTGAGTATACTGTAAACACATCAAACGGTACAATTACATTCTCAGAAGATGTTCTGGCAACAGACGACGAACTAGAAGCAGTAATGTACGGTTAATAAAATAATCTAGTCAATGTGGGAGGGTTAGACATCCCTCCCACAGTTTCATAATGAAACATGAGAGTGAGAGACTCTTTCGTACTAGAAAGCTCAACTTAAATTAAGGAGACACAAAATGTCATCACGTAAAATTCGAGTAGGTGGTCTACTGAAAAAAGCATCAGAAATCATCTCACGTACAAAAAAATACAAATACAACAAATCAGGTTCACTAGTTGAAATTACAGCATCAACTCCACTAGGAGATGATGAATTTAAAGTTACAGGTTCAAAATCATCACTACGCCGTATTGCTGACCTAGAACGTAACGTAACACTTCTAATTAACAAACTAGCAACAATTGATACAGAATCAGATATTAACTCAGCAAACACTGATGACTTTGATCAGTGGGTTACAGATACAACAGCGTTTACAAAAGATGTTACACTTGGTCGTTCAGGTTCAACATCATGGTGGTCAGGTTCTTCATCGTCTACACGTGTAGACGTTGACGGTCACCTATACATTAACAACGGTATTACACTTGGTTCAACAGCAGAAGAAGTTATCACAGACCTAGTAGGTGGTTTCTTCTCAGGTACAGAAACAGGTATCTCAGTATCATATAATGACTCAGGCGACAATGTAACATTCTCTGTTACAGACGCACCAAAGTGGAGAACAGCACGTACTCTATCACTAACAGGTGATGTATCAGGTTCAGTATCATGGGACGGTTCAGCAAACGCTTCATTGTCAGTTACAATCGGTGATGATTCACACAATCACACAATTGCAAACGTTGATGGTCTACAGACAGCACTAGATGCTAAAGCAACACCAGCTGATATCACAACAGCAATCAACAATCTTGTTGACGGTGCTCCAACAGCACTAAACACACTGAATGAACTAGCGGCTGCACTAGCAGACAATGCTTCGTTCTCAACAACAGTTACTAACTCAATCGCAACAAAACTACCACTAGCAGGCGGTACAATGTCAGGCAATATCAACATGGGTGGTAACTCAATCACTAACGCTGGTACATTTAACGGTACAGCAACATCAGCAAAATATGCTGACCTTGCAGAACGTTATGCAGCAGACGCTCCATACTCAGAAGGTACAGTTGTAGTATTCGGTGGTGAAGCAGAAGTAACAGCTTCAACATCATACGCACAACGTTCAGTAGCAGGTGTTGTTTCAACAAAACCAGCGGTTATGATGAACGCAGAAGCAGGTAACTCACAAACACACCCATTCATCGCACTACAAGGTCGTGTTCCAGTGAAAGTAACAGGCGAAGTTAAGAAAGGCGACATCCTAGTTGCTTCAAACATCGCAGGTACAGCAACAGCATGGGACAACGATAACGCAGACCCACGTATGACAGCATACGTTGGTATCGCAATCGCAGATGCGGTAGACGGTTTCGTGGAAGTAAAAGTAGGTAAGTAATTCTTATCTGAAACACTCAGAGAAAGGGAGCGGCAACGCTCCCTTTTTTGTTATAAATATAATAAAATGTGAGGACTTAAAATGACAGAAAAATTATATTATCACAATGGTGAAGTAGAAGTAGAATTTAAGTTATATGATTATCTTGAAAATCAAAAACAATACAATCTTCCTGCACCCGATGACGAAAGAATGAATAAACTTAAAGTAGAATTTGTTCCATTTCATCAGTTAAAAATTACACAAAAACAAAAAGATAGTTTTAGTCCTGATCATGTAATAGATATTGTAGAAAACTTTCATCCTGCGTTATTAAGACCCAGTGGTGTAGCAAAGTATAAAGATGAGTATGTATTATGGGATGGCCATCATAGTGCTACTGTGTCACTATGTATGGGAATGCAAGGTGTTATATGTATGGTATATGAGTGTGATACGATTGATGAAATCAATGATATTCTAACATACGACACAATTGAGAAGTTTGACACTAATCAGCTATTAGACTTATTAGAATGTTCAGATGGACTACGAGAAGAAATCCTTAAGCGTTTCAACCAAGGAACGTGATGAGTTATCATCTTTATTCTCGCTAACCCATTCAGGAAAGCGTTCAAACAGCTTTTTCCATTGGTGCATTTCATTATATAAATCTGTAATCTTTACAGCATATTCGCTGTTGCTGTTAATACCGTATTCATCTCTGATTGTTTTAACCCTGTTTTTACACTCACGCATATCTTCAATATCTTTATCAATTGCAAGTAATATTCTTTCAAAACTTTCGGTAGTTGAAAACTTACTGATAAGAAATTTGTGATGTTCGTTTTTAGATTTACCGTCATACAAAAACATAATCTCTTGTAAGTCATAGTATAGAGCTTTTACTGGGTTGATAGTTTCCCTATATCTTTCCATCACTTCTTTAATCTTAAAGTTTTCGTCTAGCGTTGCCAGATTTTCTAATACAGACGATGCTACTATATTTACTTTTTGTCTATTAGATGTTAAACGCTTTTGATACATTGCTTTTACTTTAGCAATTACAGCATCAACTATCTTTCTATCGTCGTGCTTTAACCCTTTTTTAAGATATTCTAAATGGCCAGGAGATGAGTTTACGATATCCATACGTAGGTTATCTGAAACAACACCTCGTTTCAAATATTCTTTACAGTCACGTATAAATCGTTGTTTACGTAAATCTACAATTCCATCGACCAAATTATTTCTCCCACTATGTATTTATAGTGTGTGAATTATATTTCTAATCAGCTTTAACTTATTTTTGTTAAAGAGAGTTCTTCTAGTCCCTGGATGTAATGGTTTTGGGAAATAGTTAGGGTGCACCCAACTATATCCTCCACTTTCTGAATTTAATTTTGGAATGAATTCTTTTTCTACTAATATTATAAATGTATAATAACTAAATGTTTTGTCTCTGGAATGATATTGGTCAAGTGGATAAACTTTGATTATATCCTCGATTGGGTCTAACTCAATTTCTTCTTTTAATTCTCTTAGTAAACCTTGTGAAACATTTTCTTTATCTTCAACTTTACCACCAAATAGTCCCCAATTTCTTGGATAAGAACTTTCTGTTGAACGTTGTTGTAATAGAATTCGTTTAGTGTCTTTAGCAAGAATACACGCACCTGCCGCTTTTATCATTCGTCACCTTCATCTACTAGTTCAAGTCTCCAATAACCACCTTCGTATACGCCTTGATATGTATCACTCCATGAACCATCTTCAAACTTGAATTGTTGTAAGGTAGTAGTGTTTGTTACATAAGCACGTCTATCAAATTCACTGGCATCAAATGCTATTACCCACTCGCTACCATTATATTCTATAATGTCATTTTCATCAATATCAACATTAAAATGATTTACACTTTCATCATCCAAACCTAAACCTATTAGATATCTTTGTCTATCACTATCTAACTCAAACGAAAGTAGTGTAGGATCATCTGTTGTTGCCAACGTACCAATAACATCTGCATTCAAGTCTTCTAACTCACCGTGATATTTTAATCTCATACGAGAAACACCATCATGTAACATACCGTAGTTTGATAGAACTTCATCCCAAGTTCTTTCATTATCCCAGTTACCATTTTCTAATACTTTGATATATGTTTTACCACCATCTTCGTATACTCTTACAGCATAGTTACCTGGAGTAACTACAACACTTGAATGTCTTTCTAAATCTCTAAAAAATTCAAATGCATCAGGATCATAATCAAGTGTATCTAAATCATTATATTGGTAGATGTTATGAATTATATTTCTAATCACGTTTTGTCTTGTAACTTGTGCTGGTGGGTTAATCCAAATTGGTATTTGAAAAAATAAACTAGCGATATCAATTTGATCTTCTACGCCTGCAGGAATACCACGACTTGTCCATTGAATGTCTGTAAGTTCAACTGTTGTGATAGTTGTCCAGTCAATTGGGTTATCATTCTGTTGAATTTCTAATGCAGGATTGAATAGAACAAGCATTTGTTCCATTAATTGTAACTTTTGGTCTGTATTTGAAGTCCATACATCTACCTGCATGTTAAGCAAGTAAGGGACTGGCATAAGACGCCCTACGCTATACTTAGAACCTGTTTCGTTAGTGTACGAACTAGTCTCTGGATTCCAACGTCTTTCGTTTACACTTACACTGTCTGTAAAGAATGGTTCTTGTACTCTTGCTCTATCTGGTTGAACGCTTTGTATCCAACAAGCAATAAACGGGGCAGAGTTTACAATGTTTTCTGAATTATTTTTAAGAACAGTAGCAGCCATGCGTGATACATCACCGTAACGTGCTGGAACCCTGATATAATAATCAGATACACCATCGTTCATCTTTTTGCCTGTTTTGACAGAAAAGCCACTGAACATACGCACAAACTGTAGAACGTATCTTCTTATTTGTTCGTCATAAAAATGTGATTGTTTAACTGCCATTATTCGTCTACCTTAGGTCTAACTGCTTTTGAAAGATTAACTTTAGAAGTTACTTCTGTTCCGTCATCAAGTACTACACGTCCATCATTGTTGATAAACTTGTGATGTAGAGCATGTCCAACTTCCCATGCGCCATCATCATCTTCAATCTTATACCATTTGTTATCACGGTATTGGAATAGACGTGCGGGATTATAATCAACACGTAAGAAGTAAGCATTGTCATCTGGGTTCATTGGGAACTTAGTTCCACTTTCAACTGTTGCATAGTCAATATCATCTGGGTGATCTGATTGTTCTGCATATTGTAGATTATTTGTTCTGTAATCATAATACTTACCTGGAACGTTTTCTTGTGCTTCTTCTACAATAGCATCATTGATTTGAAGTTCTTTATTGTATGTAGAAAGAATGTTTTTCAAATCATCAGCTTCTTCGCCAGTGCCAAAGATATCTGAGTACTCTTGTGTATCTTGTAGTTGCTTACAACGAACACGCCAAATATGTGGCCACCATCCTGGATCGAAACCTTCACTTGCTTTAGAACCTTCTTGTACAACCCAATATTGATTTACAGCCGCCGCATCTTCGTCTAGTAGTAAGTCGTCCCTCATGTGGGGAAGTTCGATAACATCACCTGTCATAAGTTTACGACCAATGCGCTCTACCATATCATTAAGATGTACAGTAAAGATATTTTGGTCTGAACCCAAGAACATACCAAACTGTGACAAGTCAAAGTCTTGGTCGCTTACAGTATAAGCACCACGCAGTTCGAAAACTGTTGTCTCGTAACGTCTATCACGATTCTCCATGAATAGCAAATCTTGAATAGGAGGGTTTGCTGGGTCATAGTTTGGATCATTTTCGTCAACTGAACCTATGTATTTGTGAACTAGTAGGGCAGTGCCACCATGCTCAAAATGAGCCTTCACCATTTTATCGATGAATTTGTAGTCATTACCTTTACGTGGGTTCCATAAACTTAATCTTGGCATGTTTTTTTCCTTGACTTATTACTGTATTTATCTTATAGTTGTAATAACACGTGGAGAAAAATAAATGTTAAATGATGGAACAGTAGTGTTACGGGGAGTAATTAACCCTGTAACTATAGCACAATTCAAATTATGGGCGACAAACCCAGAACGATATCATCGAGGTAATGGTGTAGACGGTAATTACTACGGAGAACACGATGGCGAACGTGAATACGATGTGTGGTGGACAACACAACCACCAAAAGAAATGTGGGTACCAGTTGTAGTTCAACTTAAAGACCCTATCACACATCTGTTTGGTCATGATAACTGGGATATTCATGTTGTAGATTGTATTACAACACGCCCAAGTTCAAGTAAGATTTATGCACATATTGACACACCTTATCGTTTCGAGGAGTTTGCACAAGTAGACGAATGCTTAGGGGTTCAGATTATTATTCCTCTTGATGTATTCACATTGGACAATGGTGCAACTGCTTATCTACCAGGATCGTCACTTGAAAAGATTGATTATAAAGATTTAGAAGAAAATAGAGACAACTACAACTATAGATTAGTCAATGAAGGTCAACAATTTTTGTCTCAGCCGGGTGATGTTTTGATGTACGATGGTCGTACTCTGCACTCTACAATGCCAAATAAATCTACAGAATTTCGTTCTGCATTATTGATTAATGCTCTAAAATCTGATATTATTCCTCGTGTACAAGAACTTGACGGAAACACTGATTTCGTCAAAAAATAGAAAAAACTTGACATTTCCCGTAATTATTGTATTATGATTCGTAAATAGAGTTTATAGGAGGACTCATGGCAGTGGCAGCAAAACGTAAAATGACAAGAGCAAAGGTATCAAAGAAACCTAGCCGTCCACGTACGCCAAAGATGGCAGACGAAAAGTATACAGGTCCAGAACCAGATTGGACTTATGCGGAAGAAATGACCGCAGAAGAATATTACCGTGAACGTTGCAGAACAGGCTTTTATTATAACTATTATTACACACACAAGGATGGTAAGCCGTGGGTTCTCACATGGATGAAAGATAACGGTTATACAAATACGGACATTGCGGCAGTTAAAGCAGTACCAGATAGTTGGGTGCCTATTATTGTGTCTGGTTATTGTCGTGCATTAACCCGGGGTATGCCAGTAAATCATAAGGGTGTGCCTGAATTTCTAGAAACATTACCTGGTGTAGCATCTAAAGGTATGATGGATGCAGATGCGTATGTAAAAGAAAAACTTGAAGAAATCATTGAACGTGGTAA